GCATTGGCTTTTGAAGCTGCGTCCTTGGCAATCGACAAACACAGGCTCATTGATGTTCGCTATACCACCGCGTGCGTTATATGTAGTACCAAGGGCTTTACCAAATACCGCAATGCCGTCTGCGTCCACAGTCCCTGCGCCGGTTAGAACATCTTTCACATATGGTTGGTTGAGTGTGACGTTACCACTAAAAGCAGCGACACCGATACCTTTGCAAGCACCTCCGACAGATGCACGAGACACGCCGACCACGCGAGGCTGCTCCATCACGACAGTTTCATAGTCGCCGTACACCAAGATGGCTTGGTTTTCGTAAGTCGCCGCAGCGTCATTGTTGTAGCAGTTCAACACCTCGACTGGGCAAGAAATGTTGACCGTACCCGCTTGGCTTGCTGCGTTATGGCGGAACGTAATGCCGCTTGCGGCTTTGTTGTTGCAATCAATAGACAGCGATCCTCCAATGATGGAGCAGTTATTCGCGGCGGATGTCTCATGGTAAAAAAGATCACGAAATGCAGTGGCGCTACCACTTACATTAATGATGACATGGCCTTTGCAGACGATATGCACAGACCCAGAGGTACGGGTTGCGTAAGGCTGGATCGGCCCACTCACAAGGTACGTACCTTCAAGTTCTACAGGGATACCTAATGGAATAGCGTAGTCAAATACCGCTTTAAGTTCATCCGTATCGTCCGCCACGCCATTACCGACAGCGCCAAAGTCCTCGGCTGAGACGATATCGCGCAGTTTCGCCTGAACTGTACGAGCAGTTGCGCCAGTGCCTGTTGCGATATGGCCAACGAGCGACGATCCGTCGTTATCGTCGAGGCGCGCAAGGACCGCAGTAAGCGTAGTTTTTTCCGTATCCAGTTCTGCAATGGCAGTCGGGATGGTCGTAGCAGAGATGCTACCAGACGGAGTATATGGTAGATCGCCAACGAGGCCAGCGGCAAGCTGAGACCGATCAATGCGCTTCGTTGATGCCGTCGAGGCATCATAGATGACGAGTTTGTCGTCATTCGCAGAAGCCGCGCCAGAGAGCGGATCAAGGTCGGGAATGCGTTTGCCAGCCATATCTCTATCCTATGTTGATGGGGGCGCGAGGCCCCCATCGTTTACACCGTTGCGCTGAACGGAGTGACTTCAACACCCGTACCGATGATGTTGCCATGCACCACATACAGGTTGGTTGCGACGTCGATCAACGTCAGGATACCACCAACGATACCGCCAGAGGTAGTGCCATTCATTGTGATCGTGTCGCTAGCCGCGAGCGTGCTGAACTCCGTGCCGGTGCCAGCAGCCTGATCGGTCACGTAGATCGAACCCGACATCACGTCGGTGCTATCAGCCACCTTGATGATGTTGTTGTTCGACGTGACAGTCGTGCCAGTAGCAAACCGGAAGACTGCGCCCGAGCCGGTTGCAGCCGGGAGAGTAGCCGTGACGCCAGCAGCACGGTTGAGAACGATGACCTTCTGGTCATGATCCGCAAGCGTGACTGCCAAGGTAGCAGCCGAAGCCGACACAAGACGCGTTGACGCGTCAGCGACAGCGTTGATTTCAGCAGCAGTGGCCAGAACAGCCGTGCCGCCGATGGACGGAGTGACGAGATTAAGGCTGTACGCAGTACCGCCCTGAATAGTCACATTGTCCTGAGTAATACCGCGATAAACACCCATGATAACCTCCTTGAGTATGAGGCTGCCTTCCGACCGGGAACCCCCAATCCAGCCAGCAGCCTCAAACCATTAAGCGCAGTTAGCGACGATAGCCCATGCCTTCACAACAGCGTTGGCCGGAACCGCCGTGTTGAGGAGAAGGTCAATGGTATCAGCCGTCTTGATAACCGTGGGGTTAGCAAGGTTGTCCGAGTCCATCGCTACGACGTTCGACGCGGCGTCATCAGCGTAGACGTTGGCAGCAGCAGGCGAACCGCCCGTGAAACCGAAGTCAAACGTCGCGGTCGTGTTGGTCGTTTCCGCCGAGACGACGTTCAGACCAGCAGCGAGAACCACCGAGTAAGCCGGGAGACTGATAACTTGAAGGGTATCAGTAGCAGCCAGAGCCGTGGCACCAGCAGCAGCACGCGCTGCGACAATCGCAGCAAAGTCGAGTTCGACTTCAAACTTGTAGACACATGCAGTGTCCGGATACGCAGCGGTACCCTTATTGAAGCCGAGAGAGTCAGTATAAGCAGCCATCTTTTAATCCTTTCGAGCAAGACAGGGGGCCGAGGCCCCCCATCAAAATCAGAACTGAACCACAGAAGTCGAGAGCGCTTCGCCCTTGACGACCTTGTAGCCATACACCTGAAGACCACGGATGATGTTACCGAAGGTCGTTTCAGAGCGGATGGTTTCCATGTTGGTCATCTGCGAGGCAAAGGTGAAGCCCATCTTGTGCCCAGCGATGATGTTGTACTTGCCCGAAGACACGTACAGGTTGTGGCTCACATAGAGGGTGAACCGGTCAACCATGCCGAGACGGCCATTGCGGACAATCGACTGGCTGTCGCCGGTCAGCGATGCGTCCTTCAGTTCCGACTTCTTGATCAGACCAGCCATCTTGGCAGGAATGACGAGGAAGCGGTCGGCTTCCGGAGCATTTGCTTCGTCGAGGACGGTGCCCATGTCGACGATCAGGTCGATCACCGAGGTGGTGCCGCCAGCGCCGTCCTTGGTCACGGTCAGCGGAGAGCCGGTCGTACCGAGGTTGAACGAAGCCGACTGCTCACCGGCAGTTGCGCCCTTGTTGGTGGCAGCGATGTCGGGCAGCAGGTCGGTCAGGACGCGCTGGTCGATCTTGATCTTCATACGCTCGGAAGCGTCCTTCGACCAAGTGTCCATCAGGTTGATGTCCGACTGTACCTTATCTACGTCGTCTTCGACGCAAGCAAAGTATTCGCCCTTGTCGATGACAAGCTGGAGCTTCGGCTTGTCCGGGTTTTCGACGGTCAGGCTCTGGCCCTTGACGTAGTCACGGATCGTGATTTCCGGCGTGGTGCGGATGTTGACGGTGTCGCCATACTGGCGGATTTCACCTTCATAGTCGGTGTTCGAAATTGCTGCGAGCACGGTGGCGTCGTAGAAATTTTCGATCAGCTTACCCGACCAGATTTCGGGGATGAAGTTGCCCGAGTAATTCGGACGACCGGGAGAAACAGGATACGACATAGTGAACTCTTTCTAATCAAGCATTGATAACAATACGACCTTCCCGCTGCGCGGTAAAGATGTCGCGTTCGATACGGCTCCGCTCCTGTTCTCGACCCTTGTACTTACCGGACCGGACGTCGTCGAAGAACTTCTTGATGTCATCAGGTGAGTAGGTCTTGGGCTGCTTGGCAGAGGATGAACCAGTGCCGCGTGAGCGACCCGGAGCAACCTGCTTTTCAAGCTCGATAGCAGGGTTAGGAGAGGATTGAGCAACAGGGGCTTGTCCAGTAGACTCAAGCCAAGTCCGGAAAAATGCACTCACCCGATGAGCATCGAGAGAGCGTTGGGCGTCTTCGAGGTAGGTCTGACGATTTCCGCCAGTAAGCGGATCAGTTTCCAGCAACCAAGACTGGAACCCGTCGTCATCGTTAACATCGCGCCAATTGGGTACATAGTTAGTCAGATCAGACCAGAACTGTTGTTCCGCCGACACCTGCTGACGCTGCGACACCGCTTGAACTTGCGGTACCACGGTTGCCTGCATCTGCTGGAGGAGACCCTCGATCTGAGCAAGGCGTTGGGCCACGGGGACAAGTTCCTCGCGACTTACCTTGCGCATCACATCAATCGACTCACCATACTCGCTGGTTTCCTGTTCGGTGACATAGCGCACAGGCTCTGCCTCCTTCTCAGTCTGCCCCGGCGCAGGTGATTGCGACTGTGAGAGCGTAGCAAGTAACTGCTCCATCTGCTGCACTCGCTGCTCAAGTTCACCTTTCTGGCGAACCGTCGCATTGTACGAACCCTGAAGGGAACGCCACCTCTGAGCATAGGTCTCAGAGTTTTCATTTTCCGTATCTGACGCACCGGAAGTGTGCTCGTCTGCCGGTGCCTGAGCGGCATTGTCATCCACATTCGCGTCAGCCGAGTGGTCCGTATCTTCGCCGCCCACGTCTTCACCCTCGGTCGGATTGGTATCCGCCGGTTCAGGATCGCCATTAAGCTGCTTGTACAGTTCCTGTACGGCTTCGGATTGCTTACGAACTTGCGCTGGAATTGCCATGTTAATTGCTCCAATCTGTGAGCTTGATTAGTCGGCTCATATATCAGCCGCTAGGTTGGGGGCATCATTGGCGAACTTAGTGAGTTCGCCCAACACTTGGCATCTGCCCTGATAAATACCAGTGTTGTCGACCGCGTGCGGCAATCTACGGAGTTCTTGCATCTCCCACTCACGCAGCCAGTCCAGAAGGACGGGAAACTGCCTGACAGAAGCGGCAAGCGCCTTGATTACTTGAGGTTCGGGGCGGTTCATGCTGCCCCACTCACGCGGTTAGTGACCGTGTTTCCTTCCATCCCACCTTTGGGAGCGCCGCTTGCATCAGTCGGAGCAGGGAGGGCTTGCTGGGTCTGCTGTGGCATCGCAGCCATGGCAAGCGCCGTCTGTTGCTGATCATATACGGACTTCTCCCGAGACGGGACGACGTCATCCACGGACATTTGCAACCCTTTGGCCACTTCGCGAAGGATCGCGGCACGACCGTCCTTACCAATAATTTCGATATCGAAGGGATTGGCGGTTGCGTTAAGGAACTCGATGCGGCGCACGTTGACGGTCTCCTTGACCGCGAGGTTGATGGCACCCTTGGCCACTACCTCAACGTCGCCCTTAATGGACTCATCCTCGTCATATCGCATATTATACACGAACTGGCGCTGAACGATGGGTTTTACGATATCACTGTCAATGTGCATGACGACCTGACGTATGCCTTTGCCTGCCGCACCCATCAGCATCGAGAGACCTGATGAAGTACGCCCTGCCCCCTGCACATTCAGGTCGCCATAGACATAAGCCGGAATGCCCGAGTGATCATCAGCAAGTCTGGAGAACTTCTCGTAGACTGCCATAAGCTCACTGGCGCGTGAGTCCGGCTGCGTGAAACGGATCGCTGGCGCGGATGATCCAACGGGATCGTTGACCGTCTGCCAGATTTTCCAAGGTGATAGCTGGGTGATATCTTCGTTAGGCGGAATGCGTTCGAGATTAACCTCGACCTGCGGCCCTGAAGCAATACCCATATTGTTGACCAGTGCACGAGCAGCTGCGTTGCAGACGCCCTGAAGGTCTTCGATGATCTCGGGGATACCCTTACCCCAGAAAGCGCCGGGGCACTTGATGAAGCTGGTCTTCGAGTAAGGCTTCTCGCCCAGCGGGTCGTAATTCAGAACCGCCTTGATGGCGTAGTTACCCACGAGCCAGACGTTGGCGTCATACTCCCGAGCAGGATCGGGGACCTCGTCCTCGCTCATCCCCCACTCGATAAGCATCTTACCGCTGATCTTACCCCAGAACTCCAGTGCGTCGAACTCGGTCGTCGGGCGCATATAGCTGTAGTATTTGCGCTCTTCCTCGTCCTTCTGAAGTTCCACATCCTCGTTGATCCACGACTGGCCGTTGCCGATCTCAAGGACTTTGCGGATGGCGTCGTCATCATATCCCGGCACGCCGATAAGATCAGACAACTCTGTGCGCGACAAGCGATGATGCTCGAACAGATACCCCTCGTTGAGGTTGCTGATACCCGGCTCAGGGTAAATACGGAACGGATCGACCCGCTCACACTCAGGACCGAGACGCTCGATGGCCTCAACCCGTGTGCGACCGCCGGTCGTTTTCCAACCCAGTGCACGCTGCCTACGGACAACCGGTCCTTTGATGAACGCAGCCGGGAACGTGACAAGATCAGTGATGAAGTCGTTGAACGCTGTAGCCCAACCACCTTGGGCGAACTGATCCTCGATCTTCATCTTCATGCGGTCAGCCCTGATCTGGGTCTGACGCAGAATTGCAAAGCGATAGTCCTGACTGACCATCTCGCGCAGTTCCATCATCTGCGCCTTGGTCGGAGCCTGCCCCGAGTTCTGCACGATTTCAAGAACCTTCTCAGCGAAGGCACTCTGCACTTCAGCAGACTGAGCGGGTGACAGATCAGGAATGGGTGTAGCGTCAAGGTCCCACGGGGGACCGCCACCGGTCTCAAGGAGAATGTCACGCAGCCAACTCTCGGCAGCACGGCATTTCACCTCGGTGATCATCATGTAGATTTCGGAACCACCTTGGCTCCTGATCTGCTGGAGTTTGTCCGCGTCATACTCGCCGTTGCGCTGACGCATGGCCCGGAGCATGATTTGCTCGATGGGACGTTTGGCCATCTCGGCCACATCCCAGCACTGTCGGAGATACCCTGTCAAACCAAGGATGACAGGTTGGTTCTGCCGATCCTGAAGAGCGCGGTCCGCCGCTTCCTGCTCTTGCCGAGCAAGTTCATCGTTGCCGACAACTCTGAGGAACGTAAGACCTGCCATCTATCAGTAGCCCTTGCCGCCCTTGGACATCTTCTTGATGACCTTGGCCCGTGCTTTGACTTCATCAACCTTGTCGGGCATCCACATGCTGTCCCTACTGACGATATCGAACGCATGGTCACACGACATGCCTTGGTTAACATACCCAGCAGCAGCGCGCATGTTGGCGCTGGAAGTCAGCGCCTTGGTCTTACCCATGCCGTACTCGTCGGCCTGTTCCTTGATAGCTTCCATATACAGGTCACCACCAGTCTTAGTTTTGGTGCCGATCTTATTCCCCATATAGCCGTACACAGGCTGTTCGCCCTTAACGCCGGAGGTATCCATTTTGGGGTTCGTCGAATAGATCGTCATATCCACACCTATCTAAGATATTTGGCTAAACTTAGCACGGTGTGTCTACCACTGCAATACATCTCACGTTCGGTATCTACGTTTATATGGTTGCAGTCGCCTTATCCGTAGGAGCAATCGCCAGTCAGGTACGATACCAGCACCAGAGACCGTGGGGCTATAGAACGCATTGATGTTATCAAATCGGTTTACCGCGAGGGTAACAGTGCCTCTGGTCACAGAGGCTGCATAAATCGTATTGGTATTATTAAGCAGGCTTGGCGTCAGGGTGATCCCCCCGACAGTGACCGTGGGGGAATAGAATGTCTGCGTGTTGGTGAGCAGCGGCGGCGCAACCGTGCTGGAACGCGTGGCTGTCGGACCATAAAAGGTCTGCGTGTTCGTTATCAGCGACGGCGCAACCGTGTTGCTCGAAGTGCGTGCTGGACCGTAAAACGTCTGGGTATTGGTGAATAAAGCCGGGGTAAGGTTGCGAACCGACGTTACCGCAGGACCATAGAAGGTCTGCGTGTTAGTGACCAGACTGGGCGCAACAAGTGTGACCTGTGCAGCCGTAGGTCCATAGAATGTTTGGTTATTGCTTAGGAGTGGTGGCGATACGTTGACGGTACCGCGTGTTACCGTGGGAGAATAAAAGGTCTGAGTGTTAGTGAAGAGGTTGGGGTTTAGTGTCGCCCCGCCCGTAGCAACATAAAACGCCCCGGCGTCAAAGGCACCAGCGTCAAATGCGGACACGGGTTATCCCCTAGTGTCTAGGATTGTCGGCTGTCCGCCTGCTTCAACCCAAACCTCATACGCGACAAAATCAGGATCATCGACTGATTGGCACGGCGCAACCTGCACGCCATCGCTGTCACGCAAGACCACACCCTCGTCAAGAATGATTGTGTACGTCATTGATCCGTCTCGATGTAGATGGAGATGAGGTCTAACCCTGTCACAGTAGTCTGTGCGTTATTGGTACGCCACAAGCGGGGCGCTAACAGGGTTGTGTTCAGAGGCGTCTGCAACCCCGGAGTGCCGGGTGTCAGCGTTCCGGTCACCTGTACGCCTGAGCCGATATTGAGCACCTCGTAGTGCACCACACCGTTGGCCGAGGGGGCGCTGAAAAGCGCCAATTCAAACGCCGTATTAGTTAGCGTCGGTGCGCCTAATCCAGTGCCAAGCGCAATAGCGGTCTGCGCCGAACTTCCGCCGTAAACAATATACCATTGAGTAGCGTCACCCGAAAGCTGCGCTACACCAATGCAGTTTACGATAGTGGCGGGGTCTACGTTTGTTATTGCGGTTGTAGCGGATGTTAAGCCCACAAACGTCCTAGCGCCAGTGACCGTTGCCGCGTCTGAAGTCGCGAAACGCGCCACAAAGTGAAAACCGCCGAGGCCCGTTCCAGTTCCCGTAGTGTATTGCGCGTTGGCGTCTCGTACACCGCCGATTGTCCCGCTTGTTCCACTCTGGCTAATAACAGCTATTCTTCTCATGCGCGTTAGAATGTTGGTTGTGGCTACGTTTCGCGCCGTGTAAGTAGTGCCGTTATTCGATTGAACAGTAAGTGCGTTCATGCCTACAACCGTAGGCGCGGTGGTGCTGTTCCCTGCTGGGCTCCAATACGCTATCTTGTTACGTGCCAAAAAAGGCTGTATCGCAGTGTCTAAACCCGAAGGCCCGACAAACGCAGGCATTGCGCGGTTAGCTACTTCAGTGCAGAAAATTGTCACGTTGTCCGCCGCTGGAGAGGCTGGAGCGGAGGCGTTATAGGGTATGGTTATCCCATCAGCGTCAATGGTGTGTGACGCGTTCCAGTTTGAAGGCTGAACAAGGGTGGCGTCACCCCCGTCAGTTTTTCCGCTTACAAATGGATGCTTAACGGCCATTGTGCTACCCCCTAGAGTTGGAAGATGCCAGACACGTTCCATGTAACCGTAATGTCTCCGCCGTTCGGTGTGACCGGGAAGCCAGTGACGCCGCTGTCGATGAAGGCAACGAGGCGCGAAGTGCCTGCAACGGTGGTGTCGATGTAGATCACCAGAGCCTCGACCGAGTTGCCCGTCACTGCTGAATAGGTCACATTGTCCCCATCGAACAGGCCGTTCACCACAGTCGTTGCGTTAATGGTCTGTGCAGTTCCAACGACACCAGTCAACGATGTGAGAAATTCATGCGCGGCGTTATAGGTATAGACACCAGTGTCAACCAACGCGACCTTGACCGTTAGGTCGTTGATGTCGGTATTCGCAGCGCCGTCAAGCAGCGCTTGCTTATAGAGTGGGTAAATTGCGTTGGCCATATGTTATGCCCCGATAGCTAACTTTAGGGCCGCTACCCTCTGCTTGTATCCGGCCTCTGCGTCAGCAATATCCTGCTCACGCTTCTGGATATCCTGCTCACGCTGATGCAGTTCCTCAACCTTGGCCTGTAGGTTACCCCTTTCGGCGTTGAGGCTGTCAGTGTGCTGCTTGAGGTGATTTTCAACAGCCTTAGCTCGCGCATCCAACTGCTTCGCATCTTCACGCTGCGCTGCAATATCGCGGTCCAACTTCTTGGTGCGGACTTCGATCTGTTTCTCAGCTTCAGCGATATCCGCTGCACGCTTGTCGCTATTGGCCTTGGCCGATGCCAGCGAAGTCTCAGCTTTGCGGATCGCGTCTTCCTTGACCCGAAGCTCACCATATCTGACGTCAAGTGCCGCATTGGCATCTGCGATATCGGACTTGCGCTGTTCGAGTTCGTCCAGCTTAACCTGCAATTCTGCAAGCTGCTGCGTAGCCTTGGCCGGATCGGAAAGAGCGGCCATCATACCAGCAAAGATAGAAGCCGCCGATGCGTTATCGTTATTCTGTGCCACCGCACGCCTCCGTTTATTCATCTGTGCCGATTGAAGAATGTTCATATTAACCCCGGAAGACGATGATTACGTCCACAGCGCTACCGGTACCCCCAGTGATAACCGGCTTGAGGTAGATCGAAGCTAGAGACATTTCGGAAATCTCGTTCGCCGTCGCCGAGATCGCATTCCCAAGTGTGTCGAGTGCAGGGAACCAAGTCGTACCATCGTTGCTCTGTTCGAGCGTCACAGTCGCTCCCCCGAAAGTACCCGATATTTGAACTGAACCGACAAATCCGTAGCGGTTCCGGACAAGATATGGCGCGCCGGTATCGCCGGGTGCGATATCAGCCCATACCACGCTGGGTACACCATCGGGTGCACCGACCATGTTGATGGTTGCGGTAATCGTAGGCATGGATAAACCTCAAAGTCCTATGGTTTTGCCAACCTAACATGCGCAGTGGAATACCGCAACAACAAAAAACCCCGGAGCAGCACAGTGGAGAGGATGCGCTCAACGGGGGATAAGTTGCGCTCGGTCAAGCAAGAAATATGTATCAGGTCCAGCCAGCAGACGCAACCCGTTTGATATCGCGCCGCTGCGTAACCATGGCCCCTTCCCCGGCACTGTGCAGATGCAAACACAGATACTGCAACGCCTCGGCAATATGGCTGTGTTTGTTCTTGTCGATCATCCCATCGGTCTTGGGTTTGTACCGGTAGCCCCCCATCATGGCAGCCTTGAGCGCAGTGCATCGCGGATCGAGCAGGAACCCCGGATCGCCATCGACCTGCCGCATGAGATACTCATCGACCGCGTTGATCCGCGCAGAGACGTTGTTGGTCTTGGCTGCCATGACGCGCAGCCCCTCAGCTTTGATAATGTCCACAGCGCTGCGCTCGTCAGTCTGCGCTCGCTGAATACCCGCCGGGTCGGTCACCACCATCACAGGCACACCCGAGAAGCGCTCGTATAGCAACGGTTTGAGTACGGTGCGGACGAACCTCTGGATGCCCATGTCGAAGCTGACAGCCTCGGCGAGGATGAGCGCACGCCCCCTCGGGTCCTGTTGTCCGATGACAGCCGCAGGCGTTAGCCCCAAGTCCATCCCGATTATGATAGGCCGCACCCCGTTGACGATGGGCCTGAGCATCTGCTTGGCCATGTGGTAGTCCGGCCTGAAGTATTTGTACACAGGCTGACCAGCGGAGCTAAGGCCGTAGTCCCCGTCGATGAACACCCGGACATACTCTTCCGAGCGACCCTGCGTGTCGTAATAACCTTCGGGTAGGTTCTCGATATTCTCGGCGTAGGGACTGCGACCCGAAGGCTGTTTGAACACATCCCAGCCATTGTCGTTGGCCGACACACCGTCCTTGGGATCGAGCTTCTCGAACTGGTAGTACCACCATGTGTCCATCGTCGGCGGGTTGGTATCTCCCCACATCCCGTGCCATGTGGGTCCGCCGTCCTTGGCGGAAGGGAAACGTCCAACACGCTTTGACATGGCATCCACGATATCAGGGTGGATATCCCGGCACTCGTTGAACCATGCGAAGGTAAGTTCGAGTGAGTTCAGGTTGGCCACATCGTCAGCATCATCAAGCGCACGGAACATAATCTCGCACTCGACATCGCCCACTTTGAAGAAATAAGTCTTCTTGGTCCGCAGCCATGTGCCGCACTGCCCCGGCGGGAACCAGTCGAGGAAGGTCTTGATCGTGGTATCTTCCAGCTGACGGGCTGTTTCACGGACCACCGCTGCGCGTGTCCGCCGTTTACCCGACTCATCAGGCTCCTGCATGGATGCCCGGCGTATGATCTCGAAGCAGCAGGTCACCGACTTGCCCGACCCGACCGGCCCCATGAGCGCACGCATCTTGGCATTGCTCGACATGAATCTCTCGCCAGTAGGCGGCGGCGTATAGTTGATCTCAAGCGCCATCAGTGTCTCATCCTGTCCATCTCATAGTCCTCGCGATTATCCAGCGCGTGGTGGACCCATATGCCAAGGTCATCGTCGTCTTCGTCAGGTCTGCACCAGCATTCATTATGAAGCTCATGCTCTCGCAGGTCGTTTACCGGCACGATATGGGAGTGCCGCTCCCCGCACTCTTCGTAGATTATAGCCGCTGCCCAACCGAAACGCATGGCCTACCCCAATATCATAACGATATATTCAAGCCCGTGCTTCTTGGTCTTGACGATCTTGGTCCGGTAGGACCGGCCTTCTCCACGGAGTATATCCTCGGCAGTCGCAGCGCCGCCAGCGGTTTTGAACCTCAGACAGGGCGTGCCCTCAAACATACTCGTCGGAGTCAGCGTCATCAATGTCATCGGCGTCAACCTCAATCACTCGTGGTGTCGCATCTATAACCTTCATATCAGCTGGAGACGAGCCAAGGTTGATCATGATCTTCACGCCACCCACACTGGCGTTCTGCTCCTCGTTGTTTTTCGGTTCGAGGCCAGCCCACTTCACAGTGCTCTTGATCAGGTCGGCTTTTACGGCAGGTGACACTGCCGGGTCGTGGATCAACATATAACTTGTTGTCAGGAGTTCTTCCGCTTGTGCCCGCGCTTTGAGTCGGAACGTCAGTCCTTTCTCTTTCACCTCCTCGCGGTAGGTCTCCACGCGCTTGAGGAACACCGGGTCGCGATTGAAAACCAAGAGGTGATTGGCGTCTATCCTGTGCCGATCCTTGATCTCGTCGAGGCTTTCCCCACTGCCCTCAAGGCATAGCGCTATGTCGAACGCGAGGCGGTCGGTCCATTTAGTCAGGTGTAGGGGCAGGCTGTCCATCGGGGGATGGTAGCATTTTGGTGGGGTCCGTCAAGATATCGCGTAACTATACACGTTTGTTTTTGGGGCGGCAAAATTTTTGGCGTAACTATACACGTTGCTTTTTGGGGGTGTTGGATTGTGAACTTTACTACACTACGGGGGGCCTAGTATCCGGCAGTCCATCCGCCCCCCGGTCCCCGTCTGCCAGCGCCGCGAAGCAGGCCGCGCAATAGGGCATAACTTTACATTCATGGCGAATTAGGCGATAAAGAATAGGCCAAAGCGGAACACCGCTGCGGCGGCAGGGACTATCCCACCCTGTCTGATCTTTGAAAGCCTCGGGATGGGCAAACTGGAGACTTAGCATGGCTAAGGTTTATGAAGGTCGTTTTGGCATCAAGGCCAACGGCAAGGGTGAAGTGGTTCTCGGCAAGCTCGTGGACGGCAAATACACTGCGGAAGACGCAGCAGCGGTTCACAAGCGGGTTCAGGCTCTGGCCAAGGAACACAAGCTGGTTGCTCGGGTTTTCAAACCCGACGCAAAGGGCACCGAGCCGGTGATCCTCGCCGACAAGTGGGGCAACCCATATCTCGCCCTACTCCCCAAGCGGGACGGCGTGGTCGCCAAGCGCAAGAGCGCCTACTTCGACTGACCTAAACGGGAGGGACGCAAGTCCCTCCCACCTTCTTGGAGATTAACATGCGTGCAATTGCTCATAGCTTGGGTGCGGACCTGTCCACACTCTACATCACCACGGCAGGCGGCTTCCTCGTCTACCCTCGTCTCGACAAGTGGTGTGTCATCCACGGCAACGTCTTCGCTGTCACAGACAGCAGGCGTGAAGCCATCGACTGGATCGAGCGAACAACCAAAGAAGAGTTCGTCTAACCCTCACCCCACTAGCTTCGGCTGGTGGGGTTTCTTTTCGCCTGCGCTGCGCGTTTGGGTCGGCTTCGCCTCCCATACGTCGGGGGTTTATAGCTGTGCTAACGCCGTTATCATGCACTATGTAGGGGGGCTGTATAGTTACGTCAGAAATGTGTATAGTTTCATCAATACTTGTAATAAAATCAATGACTTAATTTTTAAATAATATACTTTTTTTGGGATCGGCCTAACTTTACATTGTTAGGTAACTATACAAACTATACGTATAGTTTGGCAAAAAGCCACGGAAATCCAAGGATTATTCTTACTCTATCTATTCTAAGTGATATAAATAATATAAAAAATATAGGAAAAAATTGAATAGGTCGCGAAATGTTTTGACCCCTGTGGATAACTTTTCTAAATACGTGTATACTTCCCAATAATCTCCCCTCCTTACCCCCCGCGCAGCTTATTATTCCCAAAAACCTATATTATTTATATCATCCGTTATATTTCAAGCACTTACAGTAGATTATTTGGCTAACTATACTATATCATTGCGATCTGTATACTTACAACTTTATCGTGGTTTATCAAACATTTATCACTAACTATACACAATCTAATTAAATTTCAAACACGTTTTTATTTTGATTTTAAATTTCAAACACGTTTTTATTTTGATTTAGCCCTAACTATACGCTCTGCCGCGTCTCGCCGAAAAACTCAACAAAATCAACGGCTTGCGGCGAAACTTGACATCCCCGACGAAATCGACCAAACTCGGAGCCGAGCCGCCAAACAAATTTCAAACAAGTTTTTATTTTGATTTGGTTGTTCAGTTACCCACTATATAGGAGTGATGGCAATGAGCCGGACCAAAGTATACACCAGATTTGCTGACCTTACAGACATCTATACACCACGTTTCAACCCCATAACTATACGTCCTATACGCCGTCATTATCTGTCGGCTTCTGATGCAGTGTATGATTTCACCATTGGTCATGACTTCGCTGTCAGTGACCACAACTCCCCTTTCCATGGCTGCCTGATATCGGTTCTGGATAAGCGGACCCTTATTCAACATGGCTATACCCATGCCACCATCAGCTACAACTATGACCGTGAAGTGGAGATCAAGCTGTGAACTATATGGAACGTAACATCGAACTGTCTATCGACGCTGACCACCATGTCGAGATGGCTGGGATCACCGGTAACAAGGAATTGTTCGCTACCATCGGCTATCTGAGCCAGTGGAATATGAACCTGAAGAAGGTCCGTATCTGTGGTGGTGTCTATGACGGTAACCCTGAGTTTATCGCTACCTATTGGAGACATGATACCACTGAGCCGCAGCCTATTGCCTATCAGATCGGTGCTGTCTGGCACGGTGATCACTTTGGTTTCCACAGTTAAGCCGAAACGCCCTGAACAGGGCGTCCAGTGGGGTGGTCCCCCACTGCTGATGAGGCAGCCCCCTCTACCGATGGAGACAGCAATGTCTAAGAAATCTACTCGTGTATCTGGCTGGAAATGCCGGACCTATGTCCAGAATAAGGAACCATTCCACAATTCCAACAAGCAACTCTATGGGCAGTGGGTGACCAGTGACCGCTATGTAGTGTATAGTTACGGTGCTCATTGGCCGTTGCTGGTATGGGATGATACTGTCCAGCGTTGGTTCGGGAACTATAACAAGACCAGCCGGACCACTACCAAACATGCCAGTCAGACTCATCCCCTGACCGATCTCCACCCTCTGTCACTACAACAGATACAGGTCTTGGCAGAGCGTGGTTACCAGACCTTGGCAGCTAACCGGATAGGAGGGTTTCAGCCGTGAGACAGGATATATTCAGAACCGTAACTGAGTTGTTAGACAGCCGTGACTGCGTGATAATGGGCAATGCCGTCAACAATGAGGGCAAACTATACGATGACAGTGTCGAGAACCTCAATGCACTGCGGATGTTGGAGCCATCACTGCGTGAGCTTGTGGCTATCTGTGAAGCGGAGGGTATCCAAGCGATAGCTCTGTATGAAATCATCGAACTTATAGGGGAGTGATATGAGACAGGATACTGACTTGGCTCGATATGCAGCCATATTTGCTTGTGATGCAGGGACCGATGCTCTGTATTATGGCGACCGTTATACCGATGAGATGGCTGAATTGTGCATCGCTGTAGCAGAGGAGGCTATACAGCGCCGTGATGCAGCGGCTGAAGCCGGTAAGAATTTCTACGCTTGTGCCTTTGTAGAGGCAGCAGCTGACGCACTAAACAGGTGCCACTCTGCCACTTTAGAACAACTTCTGGACGCAGGTCAGATGGAGTCTGACTGCATAGCGGGGGATTACCCATGAACATCGACCTTATCGAGAAACATCGTGATATCAACACTGAGCACTTTGACTGGTGGGACTGCACCTATGACCATTTCGCAGAGGATATGCAGGCCAAACATATCGAGGTGGACAAGATGCTTTTCAGTGGCTTCTGGTCTCAGGGGGATGGTGCATCGTTCACTGGCTCTATCAGCGACAGCAAAGCGTTCATGGAAACCCATGACCTGACAGAGACCTATCCCACTGTGATGCGCTA